AGAAAGCTCATGGAAGACAGTATTTATTCTGATGCTATCAACAAACGCATTGCTGACAAAGCACAACGATTAAAGCAATTTGGACAAGGAGCTAAATAATGGCATACCCAATATCAGACGTAACCAGACGTGTTGTCTACACAGGCAGCGCTGGTGTCGGACCGTACTCATTCACCTTTGAAGTACTGGCTAACACTGACATCCAGGTCTACAAGAACACTACCCTGCTAACGTTGACTACCAACTACACGGTGACGATCAATGCCAATGGCACTGGCTCGGTTACCTTGGTTGTTGCAGCCACTGGGTCTGACACCATCACCATTGTGGGTGACCGTGCGATCCAGAGAGCTACAGACTTTGTGACTGGTGGTGACTTGTTTGCCAATACTCTCAATGATGAGTTTGACAGCCTGGTCATCTTTGCCCAGCAAGTGGATGAGAAAGCTGACCGTGGTCTGAAAGCGCCAGTGACTGATCCGACAGACGTCAACATGGTGCTGCCAGTTAAGGCTACTCGCAAGGGTACTGTGCTGGCATTTGACTCTACCTCTGGTGACCCAGTAGCTGGTCCAGCGCTTGATGCTGTGACTACGGTGATTGCTCAGTCGGCCAACATCAATACGGTAGCTACCAATATTGCTAGTGTTAACACAGTTGCTGGTAACAATACCAATGTGACTACAGTGGCTGGCGTGTCTGGTGCTGTAACTACCGTGGCAGGCATTAGCGCAAACGTAACCAGTGTGGCGGGTAACTCTAGCAACATTAACACTGTGGCTGGTATCAGCGCCAATGTGACTACGGTAGCTGGTATCAGTGCTAACGTCACTACGGTGGCTGGTATATCGGCTAACGTGACTAGCGTTGCTGGTAACAGTACCAACATCAATGCGGTTGCTAGTAATGCGACAAACATAAACGCAGTAAACGCAAACTCTACCAACATCAATACTGTTGCTGGTGTTAATGCTGCGGTCACTACGGTGGCCACCAACATAGCGTCTGTCAATACTGCAGCGACAAACATAGCAGCCATCATCGATGCGCCTAACCAGGCTACAGCTGCTGCCAACAGTGCTACTGCAGCTGCTGCTAGTGCTGCTGCTGGTATGTACTCTGCAGTGCAAGACAAGTCTGCTAATTACACGGTGGTGGCTGGTGACGCTGGTGACCTAATCCGAGTGACTACCACCAGCGGTGCTATCACGATTACCCTGCCGACTATTAGCACTGTGGGCGATGGCTTTAAGGTGGCCATTGTCAAGTGGACTGGTGATGCAAATGCTGTCTCTGTGGTGCGCTCTAGCACTAACACTATCAATGGTGCTACATCAGCAACCATTGGATCGCAGTATTCATCTACAACATTTGTTGCTGATTTAGAGACTGGCCAATGGTTTGCTGTTAGCTCTGGTCTAGGCGCCAGCAATGTGGCAGTAGACGCATTCTCTGGTAACAACTCTACAACAGCGTTCACCTTGTCAGGGGATCCTGGCAGTGAAAACAATACTCAGGTGTATGTCAGTGGTGTATATCAAGAGAAAGACACATACTCTGTCTCTGGTACTACGCTGACATTTAGCACTGCGCCACCTACTGGCACTAGCAATATTGAAGTAGTGTGGACAGCGCCATTAGCCATTGGTACACCAAGCGATGGCACGGTGACTACTGCAAAAATTGCGTCAAGTGTTACCTTGACAACTCCAACAATTGACACGATTACATCTGCTGCAAGTACAGCACTAACACTCAAGTCTGCTGGCACTACGGCAGTAACTATTGATACTTCACAGAATGTGGGGATTGGTACTGCTTCGCCAGCCAATATATTAAATCTTAAATCAGCAACACAATACAAAGGTTTGCGTTTAGATAATGCTACAAATACGATTGCTGAATTGCTTGGTTTTGATGCGTCAAATGAATCTGGTGGCTTAAAGTTATATTCATCTGCATCACCAAAAGTTCAACTTCTTGCTAATGGCGATTCGTACCTTACTGGTGGTAATGTGGGGATTGGTACTAGTTCTCCAGCCGCCAACCCAAAAGTAAATATTAAACAGGCTAACAACACTACTGATGGCGGTCTTTTAATTACATCTGCTGACGGTAGTGGTTCAGCAGGACTTGCCCGACTTAATGATGGGGGCATGACATTTCGTAACGCTGGCGCAGAACAGATGCGTATCTCTTCTGTAGGTGACTTGCTGGTGGGGCGTACATCAGTTCCAGCATTCACGGATACTACTGGCGTAGGTTTTGCCTATGATAAAACTTATCAGACAACTTTCTTTGTTCAAAATAATGCAACATCGTTTGCGGCAACTTATTTCAATGCAACATCATTTACATCTGGAACTGCATATTTTTGTCAATTTAGAGTTAATGGCGTAACTAAAGGCAACATTACTTCTGATGGTTCAACTACAACATATGCCACGACATCTGATTACCGACTAAAAGAAAACATTGCGCCTATGACTGGCGCATTAGACAAGGTTGCACAACTAAAACCCGTTACATACAAGTGGAAAGAATCAGAGGCAAATGGTCAGGGTTTTATTGCTCACGAATTACAAGCAGTAGTTCCTGATTGTGTAACTGGCGAAAAAGATGAACTTGATTCTGACGGCAATCCAAAGTATCAAGGCATTGACACATCATTCCTAGTAGCAACACTAACAGCAGCTATACAAGAACAACAAGCACTAATAACAGCACAAGCCGAAACAATCAACGCATTAACCGCCAGAGTAACGGCACTGGAAGGAAACTAACATGGCACTCACACAAGTACAGCCAGGAATGCTGGCATCTGATTCGCAGTACACAGGGAATTGGATGCCTACAGCGCTGCTTGTTATGCGCCATAAAGTTACTGGCTTACGTTATTTTTGTAAGACATCACAATTAAAAACATTAAATCAATATAAAGGAAGTGGTCTATATTGGAAACGCCATATGAAAAAACATGGCGGTGACATTGAGGTTGGTATTTTAGGAATCTACTTTGATAAGCAAAGATGCCTATTAGTAGCCAAGAAGTTTAGTAAGGAAAACAACATTGGTTTTAATCCAGAATGGGCAAATTTAATTCCAGAGAATGGAATGGATGGAGCGCCAGCTGGAGAGAGTCATCCTATGTTTGGAAAACCCAGCCCATGTATAGGACAAAAACGTCCATGGGTTGGTAAAAAAGGAACTAACAATCCCATGTGGGGCAAGCCTAGTCCAATGCGTGGAGTGCCAAAACCTAAAGGATTAGATAGTCCTCTGTATGGCAGAAATCGTCCAGAAGGTGGTGGTAAAAAACCTCATGCTGTTATAAAAATAAATGCAGATGGAACTGAAACAAGATACGAATCTGTATCTAATGCAGCACGTTCTTTAGGTATGTCTAGATCTTGTATTCACATGGTATGTACTGGTAGAAATAAAACTGGTGCTGGTTATAAATGGCGTTATGCCGAGGAGAAATAAATGGCTTTAACAACTGTAGATGCTGGACTGTTAAGTTCACAATCTCAACAAACATGGCGGAACCGCATCATCAATGGTGCGATGACAATAAATCAAAGAGGTGCTAGTAACACTTCGGCAGGGTATTCTTTGGATAGATATTTAATTACGGCTGTCAGTGGTTCAAAAATGACTGTCCAGCAATCTTCAGATGCGCCAACTGGTTTTAGTAATTCTTTGTTGATTACATCTTCTGCGGCAACGACTATTGGCTCTACTGATTATTACGATATAGGGCAACGAATTGAAGGCTTTAATACATACGATTTAATGTTTGGAACTGCTAATGCTAAAACCATAACAATTTCATTTTGGGTTAAATCAAGTTTGACGGGCACATTTGGTGCTTCTTTACAAAACTCTGCTCAGAATAGAAGTTACCCTTTTACATTCACAATTTCCTCTGCTAGCACTTGGACGCAAATAAGTACAACTATTGCTGGCGACACATCTGGAACTTGGGTTGGTGCTACCGCTGGCACAGGTATGCAACTCCTTTTTAACTTGGGGGCTGGTTCTTCTAGTTTAGGAACTGCTGGCGCATGGACTGCTGGATATATCTTCCCAACTGGAGAAGTTAATATTCTTGCAACCAATGGTGCTACTTTGCAAATTACAGGGTTACAACTAGAAAAAGGCAGTACCGCAACATCGTTTGATTACAGACCTTATGGTACTGAGTTGTTGCTTTGCCAGCGTTATTATCAAGTTGCCAATATATGTGGTCTTACTGGGGGTGTAAATAATTCAACAAACTGGACTGGAAATTATTATCCGCCTGTTACTTTTAGGTCAATTCCAACAACAAGCACTGCCACTACTGCTACAAGAATAACAAATAATGCTGTTTTAGATTACTTTGGAAGTTATCCAATAACGCCAACTCCAAATAGCGCAAACTTTATTCAACTTGCTGCAACCGTATCATCTGGAAGTAATTTTCCAACAACAGGCGTACCATTAAGTATTTCTTTACCATCAACAATAAATTTAACCATGAGTGCGGAGCTTTAATATGTACAAATCTATAAAAGATTTTCGCGGAGATGTTGTTTTTGTTAAGCGCCTTTCAGATAACGCAATCATCCCATTTGACCCCGCTAACACAGACTACCAAGTCTATTTAAAGTGGGTGTCTGAAGGCAATACGCCAGAGCCTGCAGATGCTTGAGGATACTGATACTCGCTTGGCAGTGCATGAGGCTATATGCACAGAGCGCTACAACAACATTGAGCGCACATTGCGTGATGGTGAAAAGCGCATGACCAAGATTGAGTACTTGTTGTATGCAGTGATTGCCTGCGTACTGCTAGGCCCTGGCACTGCAGCCACGTTCATCCATAAGTTCTTTGGCATATAAGATGTGGACCCATTCAGTTTACTCATGCTGGCGCAGGGTGCATTTTCAGCTATTAAACAGGGCTGCGACTACTTGCACGCTGGTCGTATCCAGTTGGAGAGTGCTAAGAAGACAATTGATGGAGCGATGGCAGATGTCAAAGCCATCAAGGGTATCTTTGATTGGTTCATTGGCCTCTTCATATCAAAGCCTAAAACTGATATTGCAAAGCCTCTTGCTAAATCAGCACCCAAGTCAAAGCCAGCAGCTGCAGCCAAACAACAGCAATCCTATGAGCAACTCGAACTTGAACTCATCAAGTCAGTTGGAGAAAACATTGGAATCCTCTTTGACACCCAGCAGCAAATCAACACGTACTACCAAGAGCTTGAAGAAGACTCCAAAACAAACTACAACCCAGAGCAAAACACCAGCAAAAAAGCGATCGAGCGAGCATTGATT